CCCAACTCTTCACCCCCGAGGTATCACGCCCGGCCTGCCAGCGTTTGGCAAGCAGCTCCGGCCAGGTGGAACTGAAACCGGTCACGACTCCTCACTGGCCGAGCTGGCATCAACCTCTAATTGCCTTCTTTTGAATCGAGAATGGGGGTGACCCGTTGTTCCGCGCTGGTTTGATCCTGTCGATTCTTTGCCTTGCCTCTACTGCGGCGGCACAGACGCCTCCCGTAATCGTCTACCCGGCTGGTCAATACCTCGTGACCACGCCGGCAGCGACCTCCATAACCTGGACTGGCACGTCGGTCACACTCTCCTGGGCGGTCGCAACGCCAACGCCCAATCCGCCAACGCCGCCAACGCCCAATCCGCCCGCGCCCCCGGCTCCCACGCCGCACATCCCGCAGATCGTCGGTACGCTGTACGTGATTCAACTCGTTGATGGAGCACCCACCCCGGCACAGGCGGCGCTTGCCAGTTCCGCGACGCTTCAACCGGCCCTGACCAGGCTGAATGCTCACTGGTACGCCTGGACAACGAAGTCCGCGGAGGCCGCGTGTTGGTTGGATGATCACGACGTCAAGGCCACGGGCTACCCGGCTTTACTTCTCGTGACAGCGAACGGGGCCGGCAACGCTGTGCTCAGCTACATCACAAAGCTACCTGATACCGAGGCCGACGTCCTGGCGATCGTTCAGGCGACACGAACCAAGGGGCGCAACTGATGCCACTCAAAACCGTCACAGTCCAGGGTCGTCAGTGGGTTCTTGGACGCAAAGCTCCCAAGAGCAAGGAACGGAATTTCCTCTGCGGCCAGAGCTTGCATGGCTCGACCGTTCCCACCCCACCCAGCACGATTGCGGTTCCATCCTCTTGCGCCAATGGACTCTCCCAGACGTTCATGAATACCCAACTCGGGTGTTGCGTGATCGCCCACCACGCCCATTTCCTGGCGAACATCACCAGCCAGATCGGCAAGCCGTTCATCTACACCGACCAGCAAATCATCAACGATTATCACGCCGTGGGCGGCTACATCCCCGGCGACCCGTTCAGTGATCAGGGCTGCGATATCGGGACGGACCTCTCCTACCTCCAAAGCACGGGATTTGCTGACGGGTCCAAGTTGCTCGGGTCGATCACCCTCGATCCAACCAGCCTGCTGGCCTTGTCACAAAGCGTATGGATAACCAACGGCGTCTGTTTCGGCATGAGCATGCCCGATGCCTGGATCGACCCGGCACCACAGCAGAGCGGTTTCGTCTGGGACGTCGCCGGCGATCCCAACGACTCGAACGGCCACTGCTTTACGGGGTTCGCGTACCCGACTGCTCTGGGCATTTCGATCGCCACGTGGGGCATGGTCGGGACAATCACGTGGGGTGCCATCGCCAAATACGGTGCGGCCTCGGCCAACGGTGAAGTCCACTCGTATGTAAATCCCAAGATGATTGACTCCACGACTGGCCTGGCTCCGAACGGACTCACGGTGAATCAGATCTGTACATACTTCAACTCGATGGGCGGAAACGTCGTAGTACCGCCTGGTCCGACCCCCACTCCCACGCCTACGCCTGGCACGGTCAGCGTGAACGTGCCATTTGGCGTGTACAACCTCACGATCAGCGGAACTCCGAACACTCCAGCCACACCGGCAACGCCTCCCGATCCAGTGACGATCACATGGAACGGGCAGGTGCTTGTCTTGTCCGCCACAATGGTCAGCGAGAACTGAGGAAACCATGTCCGATCCCGTCTTTCTCCCACGCAAGCTCATCATCCCTGGTCTCCAGAAGGTCACTGTGACCCCCCAGGCGGACGGCTCGATCGACGTCACGGGGAACTTCGCATCCGGCGTACTCAATGTGTCCGGGGGCCCTCTGTCGTTCAGCCTGACCGCGCTTTTGAAGCTCCTGGAAGACCTGGCCACGGATTTACCTGTGCTCATTGCTGATGTCGAGTCCGTTTTTGCATCGACTCCCTCGGTTCCGACCCCGGCTCCGACAGCTCCAACCCACTGAGGATCAAAATGACCGGAGTACACGTCTCAGTCGCCGCGCTTCTCGTTGCCGTAGGGCAACTTCTCACCGCCATCGGCCAGAAGAATGCTCCTGCTTTCTATTCCAGCGTCACAGCAATCCTGGCTTGCTTCCTGCCATCGGTGTTGACCTGGTTGACCCCCACCAAAGGCCCCGACGTCTCGAGCTTCCCCTCATGAACACGTTCACCTTACGGCTCTTGACCGCCGTCATCCTGTTCGTCTTCAGCGTCGCGCTCTGCTCTTACGACTACTGGATGAGCTGGGCCGACAATGATGCGACGATTTCCAAGCTGCTCTTGTGGATCGCCTCGCACGCGCCGGTCACGACCATGGTGTTCTCGTTCTGGGTCGGCATCCTGGTCGGTCATCTGTTCATGCCTCAGATTCCGCTCACTGAAAAGTATTAATGGCACGACACAGGGCCAAGAAACCGCCCGAAGAAATGGGACGATGTCGGCTTCAGGTGCGGCACGGGATCAGAGGATCATTATGATGCGGATTTTCGAATCGATAAGGATTTTCGCCGCCGCCGGCGGCGCAGGCGGGGTGGTCGGCGCGCTCACCCACGACCAAATCCTGACCTGGACGGGCGCGACAATCGCGGTCGGCTCGGCGATCCTGTCCGCAGCCGTGGCCGCTTACCATAAACTTCGTGAGGCCCGAAGGGACGAGGACGCCGCGGACCGCAAGATCCAACTCGACGACATCCGGGCGCTGACCCGAGTGCAGGTCGAGCTGGAGATACGCATCAGCCAGGCCGAGAGCCGACTTAACGAGGTCAAGACCATGATCGACCGGGTGCGTTGCAAATTTCCGAATGCCGAGGGCACGGCGCGGTGCGGCGGCGAGACGCCGAGCAGTGGCCACCAAGAATCGTGAGGCCTGGAGCGTGGAGCGTTAAACACTGTTGCACGCTCCAGGCCTCGCGCCCCCGCCCCACTCGAAAGGCAAGCCATGAACGATCCCGAACCCACCCTCCACGACCTCTCCGGCGAGGCCGTTCTGCTCCAGTTCTCGGCCCACCCACGGTGGCCGCAGTTTCCGGCCACGCTCGCGCGGCTGAAGGCACACCCGATCGCGCCCGCCCCGAAGCAAGCCCCGAAGATCGACCTTGAACCGCACGCCGATTACCTCGAGAGTTCGTGAATGGGTAGGCCGCAGAAGAACATCGACGAAGAGGCGGTCGCCGAACTCGCCTTTGCTGGCTGCAGTACCAACGAGATTGCGCTCATCGTCGGGTGCGACGACCAGACCCTTCATCGGCGTCTTGCGAAGGTTATCGCCAAAAACGAGCAGTGCGCCGGAAGTGGCTCTGTGAGCAGCAGAATGCGGCAGCCAAGAAGGGAAACCCGACCATCCTGAACTGGCTTGGGAAGCAAGAGCTTCACCAGGTCGACAAAAAGCGGAAGGCCGATTCATCGAGTTGATCCGGCAAGCCGATCAGGATCGGGCCGACCAGATCCCACAACACCGTGCTGTCTGTGCGATCCAGGTTCCCAGCACTGATTCACCCCATGCTGACCTGGAAGAGTCGCCCTTTGGACTTGCTGACCGCGCCAGGCTCGACGCATGTTATCGACGCTACGGCCGCGACTCCCTCTGGGTGCGCAGCCACATTCGAGCCGAGCTACCAGATCTCTCTTCCGATCAGCTCATCCCTGAATCCTGGCTCGATTACGCGACCGCCGTCCAGCGGCCGAACCTGCCCCCGACCCATCCCATTCACCGTACTCGCCGCATCGCGATCGACCTGGGCGAAGGCGTCGGCCGCGACTCGACGTCAATCCTCGTGAGGGACGCTGATGGAATCATCGATCTTATCGCCGGGAATTCTTTATGCCTGGCTGATGCAGCAGAAGAAACGGCGCGCCTCGATCAGATCTGGGCCGTCGACGACTCCCGCATCAGCTACGACAAGCTCGGCATTGGCCGAGACTTCCGCAATCACCTCGTCCGCCGCGGACTCGGCAACGCCATCGGCTACGCCGGCAGCGGACGGCCCCAAGACCCAAAAGCGTACACCAACCTCAGAACCGAGGCGGCGTGGAAGCTGAGGCGCAGGTTGGACCTTGAGAGGCACACCGACGACAGGTATCCGGTCTCGAGCCGTCAGCCGCCCTTCCACATTCCGCCGCGGGCTTCTTGGATGCTACTCCGCGAGGACCTCGAGGCCCTGAGCTACGACCTGATCGGCGGAAAGATAAGACTTATTCGTACTGAAGATATGCGCCTCCATATATGATGTATACTCTGTAGATATGTATAGTTTCTCAAAGCAGTCGCGTTCGACTAAGACATCGAACAGCCACCCTGGACCAACTTCCCTCGGGCTTTTTTGCGACGTTGCCAGGCTTCACGTTGCGCGGCTGACATCTTCGCTCGAACCTCTTCTGATCGCTTCTGTCCCCGATTAGCATTCACACGTTTGGCGACTACTTCAGGAGATTGTTTCTTGCCTCGTTTTGCGGCTGCTATGTTGGTGCAGTGCTCAGGCGATCGCGTTCTTCCCCGAAGCGCGGCGGCATTCTTGGCCCGGCTCTCATCTGAGACGGTATGACCCCGACTTGCGGCCCCGATCTTGGATTTCCACTCTTCCGACATCGGTCCGCGTTTCTGGCCTTGATGTGCGGCTCCGATTTCGGCGCGCGTTTCTGCCGAGTGTTTCCTGCCACGATTGCCGGTCGCATTCTTGGCGCGATGTTCGGGAGACTGCTTCTTGCCACGCCAGAATGCTCCACACTTAGCCCGGGCCTCCGGCGACTTGGGCTTTCCTCTTAATGCGGCTGAAATCTTGGCCCGTGTCTCCGGCGACGCCTTGACGCCAAGAGGCGATCCTGCTTTCGGCAGCGTATTGAATCCACGTCGAGCCGAGTCGAACGCCTCGATGTGATGCTGTTCACGCCCAAGCAAAAGCGATCTGGCTTCCTCGGTGGTCAAGCCGTTGATCTCGACGTTCTCCGGAACGGACCACTCGAAGGCGTCTATCCCATACTTGTTCCAGGCGCGTTGAAGATGGTGTGAGAGATGCTTGCCGAGTGCCAAATCTCTACGATGTTGCCACTCTCGCCGTTTCATGTCGATGGACGAGCCGACGTAAACGCGCCCGTTAACCGTGCACCGGATTATGTAAACGCCGGACTTGATAGACTTGCTCTCAGACATGCTGGGCTCCTCGAAAGCTCAGCGGGTTCAGGAGGACGGCCGGAGTGATGATCCGACCGTCTTCCGTAATCATATCAAAGTTCTCGCGTATGATCAACGCCGACGTCGCGCAACGCCGCGCGGAACATGCCATGTCTCAGGGAATCAACATGAACACCGACGGCCTCTTGCTCTGGGAACCCGACGGCGATCTCGCGGCCCTCGAGATCTGGATCGGCACACCAACGGGCGCTGAGATGATCGGCGCCGGCATGTTCGGCTACTGGATCGCCCCAATCAATGGCTGACACCGACCCAAGACTCTTCCCGGCCTTGCCGAATGTCGGCGGAAGTTTCAGCAGCGACGATCGCGCCTGGATCCGTAAGGAAGTCGAGTCCGGCCTGCGCAACCACCGGCCGCGGCTCGCTTCCGCGATCGAGAATCAGGCATTCTACGATCTCGAGTCCGACCGCTACCAGCCGCGCCGCGAGGCAGAGACGGAATTCGACTTCGCCGGCCGGCCGCGCCGTCAGTCAGGCTTCGTCCAGCAGGCCGTGGACCGGCTTTGCGAGCACACGTACAACCCCGGCCCCGTACGTACCGTCGTCGCGGGCCCACGGCTCGGGGCCCACGCCGAAGGCGGGGAAGCCGGGGCGGGCCTGGCCGACAGCTTGCTCCAACAGGTCTACGAAACCAACCACATCGACTGCGTGATGAACCACGCGGAGGCGCAAAGCACCCTGAACGACGTCTGTGCCGTGCAGATCAAGTGCACGAACGACGCGGACAAGCCGGTCGATCTGCAGCTCTGGGGCGGCGACGAATTCACAGTCTTCACCGATCCCGAGGACCCCCGGCAGGCATTCGCCGTCGTCACGATCGATCGCTACAATCAGCGGACGCGCTACCGGCTCTGGTTCGAGGATGAGGTCAGGACCTACCTCACGGATCAGTACTCAGCGGACAAGACCGCAGGGGCCCGGGTCGCATTCGAGACGAAGGACGCGGAGAAAAACACCTATGGCTGCATCCCGTTCGCGTTCCTGCATTACCGGGCACCCGTCCGACAGTTCTGGACTCCTGGCCCGGGCACGTTTCTTCGCAAGGCTGAACTCCGCATTAACGATCGGCTATCTGAGCTGGATGAGCTCATCGGTAAATATGGCAGACCCATTGGAGTCTTTAAGAACGTCAGTCCAACGTTCACTCCGGACATCGGCCCTGGCCGGTTCATGCGCCTCTGTCGCGGCGGTACCGGCTACACCGGCGAAGGCTACGCCGACGGCGGCGAACCGTCGGCGGAGTACCTTCAAGCCCAACTCGCGATCGAGTCCATCTGGGTCGACCTCGAAAAGTACATGAAGCAGGTCGCGACGGCTGTCAACCTGCCTTACACGGCCCTCGAGCTCGAGTACAGCGATGCACCGTCCGGCATCAGTCTGATCATCAAGTCCGCGCCGCTGCTCACCAGGGCCCGCCAGCGGCGGCCGATCTACCAGCACGCCGAGCTGTGCCTGGCCCGCAAGATCCTGACCGCGGCTGGCAACCACTACGGCCAGGCGGATCTGGTCGCCCAGGCCAAGCAGCTCCAGCTCCTCCTGGCGTGGGCAGAGCCGCGCATCCCGATTCCGGGCCCGGATCGCGATCAGTCCGACGAGTGGGAGATGCAGGTCGGCATCAAGTCCAGGATCACCGTCTGTATGGAGCGGTATGGGCTGAACCGCGACCAGGCGATCGAGCACATCAAACAGGTCAGCACCGACGAGGCTGAGATCAAGCCCGAGATGCAGCAGGAGGTACAGCCCCCGGCCTCGGCGACGATGCCCAGCGAAGAGCAGGACCAACGACAGCGGGAGATCGACGATACGAAGGGCGCGGAATCGGGGTACGAGGATCGCTCCAATAGCGTAACCGGACCGGCGACCACAACGATGGGAGCTGACTGATGAGCGACCGCAGAACCATGACCGATGGCAGCCCTGTCACACCCGACCATCGCGATATTAACCCGGCGACTGGGCAACAGAAGGGTTACGTCATCCTCTCGGCCGAGGAGCGAGCCAAAGGGTTCGTGAGGCCGATTCGGCGATCTTACAAGCATCTGACGTGTGGTTCGGTAACGACGATGGGACTCGCGATTGCTGAGACCTACGCGCGCGAGCCAGGGTTCTACTCTGGCACGTTTTGCGTCGAATGCCGATCTCACTTTCCCCTCGCTCAATTCGTCTGGGAAGGAACCAACGAAGCAGTCGGATCTTAGCGGAACCCTTCCCTATCGCCCGGGCCGACTCGGCGGCCTGCCCGGGTCACGCCACACAACCGCGTGTCGTGGTAGCCACGCGGGGCCGGACCGGCGGACCCAGGACCCGCCGGGCCGGCTGTGTCTTCACAAATGAACGGTTCTTGAACGCGCATAATTCACATATGAACGAAAAGTCCGTCCTCCGTTTCCGGTAAGACGACCTCTCCGCAGCGCGCTTAAGCACCAAAAGGTGGTATCCGATTATGCCCCTGAAACAGTCCGGCAGCAAGGCCGCCGTTTCGGCCAATATCAAGACCGAGCTGGCCGCCGGCAAGCCTCGGGACCAGGCGGTGGCGATCGCGCTGAGCGTGGCGCGCAAGAACGCGGCGAAGAAGACGCGGGGGAAGAGGCACTGATGATCGGCAAATGTCGCAAGTGCGGCGGACCCATGAAGATGCCAGATGGCAAGCCCGCGGCCAATCCCGCTGCGCTTGATGTTGCGAAGAAGAAAGCGGCCGAAGAGGCCGTCAAGAAGGCGAGGCAAAAGAAGCCATGACCGCCCACCCCGACGTTCTCTCCGCCCTCCAGACCGCCCACGACGCCGAGGCCACGGCCAGCGAGCGCTTCCACAAGCAGGAACACGCGTTCAAGCAGGGCAAGAAGCATATCCCAAAACTGGCCCGCTGGTTCGACCGCCGGCATAAGGAAGCCGCAGACAGGCAGCATGACATCCGCAATCACATGATGCGGGCGGGCGGGACCGTTGAGACGCACCTCGGCGACACCAGCTATTCGGACGAGCCGGAGGGAGCCCTGAAGTCAGCCTGCAAGACCCTGGACAGGCTGATCGCGGCCCACCACGGCATCCAGGAGGCCGCCGAAGAGCATGGCGACCGGGAGACCGCCGAGAAGTTTCACGGCTACTCCAAGGACCTCGAGAAGACCTACAAGAAGGGCGAGCAGAAACAGCAGATGTTGACCGATCTCGGACCGGCTTTGTTTATCCACAAGCATTCATAAGAAAGGAAGCCGATGGCATCCGGTGAAGACCAAGCACTGAAGATCCTGCAGGGCCAGGTCGAGAGCCTGACCGCCCAGCTCCAGATCTTGACCTCCGAGCGCGACGAGTATCGCGATGCGCTCTCCGAGGTCGCCAGCGAGCGGGACAGCCTGAAGACCCAGATCAGCAGTCCCGACGAGCTGACCGCCGAGCTGGCCCAGCTCAAGGGCCAGATCCGCGACCGCGCGCACTTCGACAAGTTCGCCGAGCTGGCCAAGGGCGATAAAGCGAAAGAAGCCGCGGTCAAGCATCTCTGGAAACTGGCCGACTACAAAGCCGAGGCCGACGAGCCCGATGAGGCCGCGCTGAAAGGAATCCTGAAGCGACTGAAGACCGAGGCGGACTATGCGTTCGACCCCGAGGAGCACGACTCCACGCGGACCGCCCGGGAGGCCGCCGAGCGAGAGTGGAGCGGCAAGAAGCATGGCCTGCCCGTCCCGCAGACGGCACCAGCCGGCGGCGGCCGGTCAGCCCGCAACCAGGGCGGCGACGGCACCATCGTCACGGCCGAGATGCGGGCCGACCCGAAGTTCATGCTGGACCCGCGGAACAAGCAACTGATCGGCGACGCGGCCCGCGAGGGGCGGTTCAGATAAGATTACGCGCAGCAAGCTCATCCCAGAGACGGGCCGCTTCCATTTCTTGATTGCAGGGCTCGCAGTAGTCGCCGTCCAGGGAGCCGTGCTCGCAGAACGTCGACAGATCATCCGCGGCCCGGTGCCACCTGTCCTCGGTGATTTGCCGCACGAGATGCCTGCGATGCAGGTTCTGGGATGAAAATCTCAGACCGTCATTGTCGCTTTCAAAGAAGTGCATTTCACTTCTGTTGTCTGGTTGCTGCTCAAAAAACACGATCACAAGTGCCATTGGGCGACCCTCCTGACCCCATTCTAACCGTTCTTTCTCAATTCGTCTCCCCGCGACTGGCTCGCCAGAAACGGGCTTTTTAGGAGCCAGCAATGGCCAACAATTTTGCTGCATTCTTCGAGACGCTCGTCGCGGGCGCTGACGAGTATAACAAGGCGAAGGTCGGCAAGACCGCGCTCTTGGACGCCGTCTACAAGGACGTCAAGCCGGAGGCCGCCCGGGTCGGCAAGACGGTGGACGTCTACTTCCCCGACGTGGGCCCGCTGACCGCTGTCAACAACGGCCAGCTCACGGCCAGCACGGTCAATCCCAACTACATCCCGTTGGTGTTCCAGACCCGCGCCGGCAAGGCTCTCCAGTTTCAGGATTTCGAGCAGTGGCAAACCGCCGTCGACCTGGCCCAGAAGTTCTTCGATCCGCTCTACAAGAGGGCGCGCGAGTATCTCAACGGCCAGATTGCCGCGCTCATCACGCCGACGAACTTCAACTCCAACGCGCCCGTCATCGGCGCCACGCGGGGCGAAGTGCTCGTAGCCGACCAGCTCAACGCCTGGAATGCGCTGGCCGACCAGAAGGTGCCCCTGGACGACTCGGACAAGCTCAGGCTGATGGTCCACAACAACGTGTACCAGAAGATGCTCGGCGATTCGGCGTGGGTCCAGGAAAGCTTGGTGTCGGCCGCGATCGCGATGGAGGCCCGCAAGGAAGCGAGTCTCGCGCACGCCTTCAACTTCCAGCCGATCTGGGACCAGCAGATGCCGACTGCCTCGGGCAGCATCATCTACGGCCAGGTCGGGCTGACGAACGGCAGCAACGCGGTGACCGGGCTGAATACCGCGTTCACGACGGATCTCACGACCTCCAACACGCTCATCTTCGGCAACGACGCGACGAAGACTCAATACACCATTTCCAGCATCACGAGCGACACCGCCCTCGTGCTGGGCTCGACCTACAGCGGTGCGACCGCGACCGCGACGACCGCCCGCAAGATCACCGTGCTATCGGGTACAGTCAGCAGCTCGACCACGACTTTGACCGGGACGAACACCAAGTTCACGACCCAGCTAAACGTCGGCGACTGGGTGAACGATGCGGCCTCGCCGGCCGTTATCCCGACCCAAATCGCCACGATTTCCAGCGACACATCGGCAACTGTCGTCGTCGCTCCGACCACGGCGTACAGCGGATCGACGCTGACTCGTCAGGCTTACACCAATCTGGCCCTGCACGAGTACGCCATCGCCCTGGCCCTGCGGCCGATCGCCACGCCGGACGAGGCACGCAACGTGGTGGACGTGTCCTACATCGACCTGATGGGGATCCCCCTCCGCGTGATGGTCAGCTACGTCCACATCTATCAGGCGCTATTCGTGACCGTGGATTTCGGCTACGCGCTGGGCGTCATCCGTCCCGACTTCGGTGTCCTCATCAACTGCTGAAAGGGGTGTTCCATGCAGATCTCAGGTACTGTCGCCGCCCCCTCGGTACAGGGGGTAACGGCGCAAAGCCCGGCGGACATCGCCTACACGGCGGGATTTTCCGCGGTCGGAAACGGCACGGCCTGGGTACTGACCCCGAGCGATGTGTTCGCGGTCACCACTCTAGCCAGTGCAGCCACTCAGGCGATTGATTGGTCTGTCGCCGGTGTGTTTTTG